CTATGAAATATCCTTTTGCTTCAGGTACACTATATATCCCAAAACCGACACTTACATCTTGATTATAAGGACATAACACTATACTTTCTTCTTTGGTATATTCATCATCCCATACACCAGTATTCTCTTCTAAACCACGATTATATTTGACTAGTGTAGCATTTAATCCATTTGTTATATACATTAGAAAGGTATCTCCAAACCTCTATTATAGTTAAGAGGCACTCCTCTATATAAATAACCACTATTTCCTAGTATTCTCATTGCTAGAGTAGAGTAATCACTTGATAACTCACTCTTCATTTCTCCTGCTTCTACTTTGCCTTTATAGTCAATTAATGGTATGTCATACTCTAACATAAACCTTAATTGCTCCATACTTGCATTTTTAATAGGTGTAGGAACGTTATCACTATTCCAATTAGGATTTTGATAACGTTTTCCTACTTGAGAATATATCATTTCACTTGCCATCTCTATTTGGTATTCTTGAACTGACTTATTATATTTTGTATTAAATTCTTCTATTGTAAAGAAGGTCATAATTTAACCCCCTTTCTATTATGCTAATTTAACTATTGCTTCATCTCTTACGATTGCTGCACCAAACATAGCTCTACCTTCGATTACGAACATACCTGGTAATCCTGGATATTCACTAAATTGGTTGAAGTTAGAGAAATACATATCTCCTGCTACTGCTTCTTCATTTGTAAAGAAACCTTTATCTCCACTTTGTAATGAAGCACTTGCAATTGGGAATATATCTACTCCATAAGCTCTTGCTACTTCTCCTCTATCTACACCTTCTACTCCTGCTAGAGTTTCGAAATGTAATAAAGAAGTTATTTTAGCAACTAGTTTTCCATATTCAGTTGCTTCTAATCCTAATTTGTATCTATCATAAGCATTGTTGTTGAATAATGTTGCTTTTAAAGCATTGATATCTGCAATTGGATCAGTAGTTAAAGTAAAGCTATGAGTTGCATTTGTTAATTTAGCATATCCATAAGCATCTATTGCTGAAGCAATTGCTGAATCTTCTTGAGCAATTTGTGATTCAATTGCTTGGTCAATGTTGTTCATTCTTGGATCAACTGCTACTGAATAATGTTTGTCTAATTCAGTTAAATCAATTTTTACTGAATCATAAGTTGCTAATGTTGGAGCAATTGGTGTAGCTCCTGAAGCGTTTGCTATTGCTACTGGTTTTGTTTTAATTACTTCTATCATAGGAGTTCCAGTAGTTCTAATTTCTCCTAGATAAGAAGGGTTTAAGAAATTCATAAATGTTGATCTATATAATAAATCTTCATAAACTTTCTTAACAACTCCTTGTAAATCAAGGTTTAAACTTGTGTAATTCATTTAAAATTCATCTCCTCATTATTTCATTAAATCTTTTATTTTAGTTAGTCGATTTACTTTAGGTTCTACAGGTTTACTTACTCCATTATTGATAGGTAAGTCATCCTTTGGTTTCTCTGGTTGAGTAGGGAAATATGTATTTTTATACTTTTCCTTAATACTTTCTATTGCTTTAACATCATCTAGTTCTCCATACATGGAATAACGCATTGCTGAAATGTCTTTGAAATCTTCTTCTTTAAATCCTGCACGTGTCATAACGTTTTCTAGACTTAAAGATTTATTTTTCTCAACTAAATCAGTATTACGTTTCTCATAATCATTGACATTGTTTTGCAATTCTTCGTATTGTTTCTTTAAAGTGTCATATTCAGTTTTAGAACTTGTCTTTATTTCATCAACTGCTTTTGATACTCTTTCTTCTACTTCATCTTGAGAAACAAAACCCTTTCTTAAATCACTTTCTAATTTGTCGATATTAAAGTCATCATTGGATAACTCAATATCTTTGTTTTTGATATACTTTTTAATATCCATTTTTTATCTCCTTTTTTCTAGAATATTGAAGATAAGTGCATAAGGTATACCTTCGACTTTTAATGACTTTCGACAGGTCAAATTAGAGCTTCTAACTCTTTTTTCTTTTCTCTTATTGTCTTAATCTTGGATGTTGTTTTATCTACCAAGTCTTGTTGACCTAAATCCTTGTAAATACGTCTATCTGCAAGTAATCTAGACTTTTGTAAATCAAGACTTTGTATTTTTTGTTTAGTTTTGTATTTTTCTTCCCACTCACTAGAGTTATATTTCTCACGTTGTATTTGTTCAGGACTCCAGTATGATACCCATACGTGTTTGCAATTGGGATGTCCTACACCCCCATCTATTGCCTCTTGTTTTAGTGGATATCCTAAACCTCTTTTATCTGCATAAACTCTACCCTGATACATAGCACACTCTGGACATGCAAAAGGATGAGCAGGTAAATACCATAAATGATTATTTAATAACTTCGCATCATATATTGCTCTATTCCATGCACTTCTAGTTAAGTTCACGTTATATAGCATTGAATTGTATGTTGATACATCTACATATCGAATAATATCTCCAGTAGTATGACTAAAGTAAGGAATAGTCTTATCTAACTTGTCATATACTTTCATAAATCTTGCTAGGTCATTAGATAGGTCTTTAGAGTTCTCATAACGCTTTAATGTGTTTTTATATAACTTTATATGTCTATTCACAAAACGCCTTTCTATTGCCTTAAAATCACGTTCTGGATGGAGTTTATATAACTCTTCATCCTTTAACTTGAAATCTCTCCATGTGTTTTGTAATTTTATAGACCTGGTTGTTATTTTTTTATTTCCATACATTTCAGCATCTCTAAAATCTCTTTGAATAACCATTTTATTTAATTCTTCTATTGCTTTTGTCATATCGTTATGGTCTATATCCCATAATCCAATGATCCCTTTTTCATATTCACTTAATGGAGTTCTTTTTTGTAGTTCTTCAAAGAACTTTTCTTTTGTCTTTAACTCCATACGTGTATATTTCTCTAATGAGTCCCATACTCTATCTGCAATAAATATGTCTAGTTGAGGTAAATTCTTACCTTTGACACCTTCATATATTGCTATTGCTTTTAATAGTTCTTTCTCAAACTCTTTATATACTTCTTCTTCGTTTATTTCTTGAATCATAATTCTCCATAAGTTATGTCTATTTTAGAGTTCTCTTCTTGCCACTCTCTTACCAAGTCTTCTTTTTCAATTGGTTCATCTACTAACTTGTTAAGAACTGGTAGAACTATATCAGCTCTTACTGAATAAGGAATACTCATTGTTCTTTGTATATCTTTTAGAACTTCTATTTTCTTAACATCATCAACTCTTTCGTTAAGTCCATAATCCCAGTCAACTTCATTTGGTAGTATGTTTTCAGTTATGTCTGGACTTTGTTGTAGTCTTATGATGTTTTCTATTAATCTATTTATTTGTGGTTCTAATTGTCTTTTTATTGCTTCTACTGTCATTTCACTTGCATTAGCACTTAAATCAACGTTAGCAGTATTCATATAAGCATCTTTTTCATAACCGAAACTTGCTGGACTTAATCCTGCCATTTGGATTATTTGATAATCATAGAACTTAAATGTTTCTTCATATTCTTTAACTCTTATATCTCCCTGTAGGAAATTAAAGAAATGATGATCTCTATCTGCTTGAGTTAATAAGAAATAATCGTTTAATGTTCCAACGTTTACTTGCCTTACATCATAAGTAGTACTACGTGGTTGCCATGTAGTTGCTATATCTCCAGTTTGATAGTGTTCACTTGTTGCTATTCTTGTTTTTGTTTTTTCTATCTCTTCTGCAATAGTATTTATTAAAACCATTTCTTCATTTAATAACTTCTTACTATCTCTAAAGAAATCTTCTCCTGTGTCTATGTTTACTAATACTTCATAAGGTTTATTTTCTATTGGTTCGTATTCAGTTCCAAATATCTCGTTGAACTTACTTATTGAAATAGAAACTGGTCTATCTCCCATTTGATAAGCAGTAAACTTTACTACTGAAGTACCATTTCCTTCTATTGAGATTTCTCTATGTAGTTCGTATTTATTCTTACCTGATTCGTATTCTTGTACTATAGTTGCTTTCTTTACTTGGTCGAATACTTGCTCTAGATTATGAATATCACTTTTGTTTAAACACTCTAGATAAACTTTTCCATTATATTTATGTAAATAGATAAATGATTCAGTTTGATATATTGCTTTCTCTAATGCTTCACTTAAAGTTGGCATCAACCAATTTATCTCCATACCTTCAGTTTGACTTACTAATTCACTTCCAAATATTTGGTTTTTAATGTAAGTTGCTATCTTTTTTCCAGAAGGAGCTACAACATAATCTTCTTTATATTTGATATTTGATTTCCCATTTGTTTCTCCAGGAATAGTTACTTTTGTTTTTACTGATATGTAAGGAGCTTGTAATATCTCACTTGGTTTTATTTTTCCTGTTCTCATACTTCAACTCCTTTCTCATACTCAAAGTTCCAGTGAGTACGTTTTTTCTTATCTTCAGTTTTTAATAGTGTAGTAGGGTGTATTACACATTTAACGTGATTAGACTTGAATATTTGCCTCTTAAACCAAAAATGAACTACATATATGTTTTCACTTGGTTTCTCATCTTTTTTTATTCTCACTTTACCTACATATACACCATTTAGGTATAAGTGCATTTTCCAACAAAAAAGCATACAGTCATCTCCTAACTATATGCTTCGTAGACTACCTTTATAGGTATCTATATATGCACTTATCTTAAGGGGAGCTCCCCTTTGATAATTTTATTATAAACTAACTTTTACGACATTTTAGGACATCTTACTTGTTTTTTATAAAGACATATTCTTTCTCGTATATGTCGTATACTTCTACCTTATGGCATCTAGGACATGGCATTGTTATTCTTAATGGTAGTTCTTGTTTTATTCCTATCTTTCGTAAGTTCTCTAGGTATTCTTCTATGTTTATCTCTACTAGAAACCTACGTGTCTTTTTACACCTGATAATCACACTATTGGAGCAACTCCTATATCTTTCATTAAGTCTATACAATACCTAGTTGCATCTATAGAGTGATCCATGTCCTTTTTGTAAATGTTTATTCCTGAAGTTTCACTCTTTATCTTGTCATATTGATAACTCTCGAACTCTATTAGACTTTCATCTACTGGAGATTCATCATATTGTCCATTTTGGTAAAAGTTTGTTATAGAAGGTCTTTCTAGTATCTCTAAATATCCTTTGTAAAATAACGACTGAAGATACTCTACACCTTCATTTACTGAACCTGCTCCTTTTCTTGCAAGTTCGTGTGGTATTCTATCTACTACTAATCTATTATCAAAGTGTGATGCCTCACTATCTATTACAATGTTCTTTATTGGTATGTTTGGATAGGTTGCTTTTAGGTATATTAAGAACATCCTTAATTGTAATGAGTAGTATTCAGTAGTAGGGTTGTCATCTTCAGCTTTATGGTAATAACACTCTAGTCTTACTAATTTCCACTTATTCTCGTTTGTATCGTGGCATAGTGCTATTGGTACAAACGTAGTAGGGTTTACTGAACCATAGTCTATACCTATGTATATCTCTCTTATTAAATACGATATCTCTTGCTTTACGTTTAAAGTCTGGAATACTTTTCCTTCTGCTATTACCCACTTATTAAATATCTTTTGATCTCGTAAACTACCTGGTGGAAACCCATTTACAACTGCTCTTATTTTATCTTCAGTATCTAATACTGGATTATCATAAGGATAGAACGTATAGAATTTAGCATCCCAGTTATCTATGTATTTAGTCTTATATGGGTGTCTAGAATTACCCTCTACATTGTAAGAGTCAATTCTTTTGTAATATGGATGTCCTGCATAAGACATTTGTCTACCTATAATCTCATCAAAACTTAATCTTAATTGACTAGAAGAATATATT